CTTATCTTTTGTATTCTCCTTCGGAGATTTATTGTTAGTATTGACTCTTTCTTATGAACTTTTGTCTAATGTAGTTCTCTATAAGTTAAGTCTAGCCGCAACAATGTGTGGTACAACCACATAACAATTGCATTTGCACATGCAAACATTGAGATTTAAAGCTCTTGTCTCAATGTCGCCCCTTAATTAGAGCGATCTGCTGATGGCCCACAGCATTATCAAAAGCGCCAGCCTTTTTCGGAAGCTTGATGCCCTTCCACCTGCAACGGCTTTATAGTTGTAGGCAAGCAAGTCAGTGGGGCCCTACGGGGCCCCATCACAACTGTTGCGATTGGTTTTTATTGGTGAGTGTTAGACCGGCTCACGGCCTAAGTCCCACGCAACTTTTATTAATTACTTAGGACGCTACGGTAACCCGCTATAAGCAGGTGGTGGAATTTGTCCGTTTGTACACCATGCATCCTTCAAAGTGGATGTAGTTAACTAAAACGAGACCCCCCTTACCTCTTATCCGAGCTCGCTCGGAGGGGTCGCGCCCGTAAAAACGCCCAACCTAGGCTGTAACGCGTTAGGTGCAACGGGAGGTAAGAGCCCCAATCTGCCCGATTCTCATCGTGTATGTAGGTTCTGAGATATGACGGATTTAGCAGCGATGCTAATGACTTGATCTTGGGTTTTTCTTTCTATATGTGGTACTTCCTCGGATTTCGGAGCTCTGCTCTGCGGTCCATATAGGTTGATATCCTGGAAGATAAATGAATACCGTTGACCATTTTCACTGTCTTTTAAAGCACGGACATTGATTTTCTGTCAACCTCGGGTTAGACGTCCCGAGTCGCCATTTGGGCATTTCTGTTTCGACAAATATTATTTTAAGTCGTCGGAACAGGCATGATGAGTAAGACCGCGTGCCTTTGGTGTCGTGATGAGTAGAAGTCACACCAAATCGACGCGGGCCGATAACATTGTGGTTAATGTTGTCGGCCCGTTAGATGCCATAAGGGAAAATTCTGTAGTTTCTCCTATTGGGGGCGCCCTACGCACTGCTTTACGGTTCTGTTCCGAACAGAACACCCTTCATAGATTGTATACTAGGTATGTTTCGGCCGATAGTTATGTTGGCACCCCCGAAACTGTTTATCACGTTCAGTTGTATCATTGTTGTAGAAATCTTAGATTTAGGGTTCCACGAGATAGCTCTAGGAACCTTTTGCCAAAGCACACTAAACATGTTTTTGTCACACGTCCTGTTGACAGAACTAATGATTGCTTTATGAAGACTAGCCAAGTCAAACGATTTGGAGAGTTTGCTGAAGCATTGATTCCGCTTACACAGTCTTTCACTGAGTTTGGAAATGATGTGCTTTGTTTTGTACCATTAAATAAATTAGATGTTCATGACTTCTTTAAAGTTGTGGCTGATCATATAGATTTTACTGAACGCATGCCTAAACGATCCAACCTTTGGTGGATAACTTTGTATAGTAGTGGCATTGTCGTTTGTAATATTAGTCACCTAAAGGATCATCAACCAGAATGTGTAGAGCCTTTGTTTGCAAAGGTTATCTATATTAAATCTGATAGATATATGAGGTCCAAGTTTGTGACATATAGACCTACCGAATTTATTCCCACGGTTCGTTTTTTACCTACTAATATTATTGAAGAAGCTGGCCTTGTGCCTGTTATTCGTAAGTTTAAGAGTGTTAGGAAAACGAAGTATCCTTGTGGTGAAGGATTGTCATCTCGGTGGCAGTCTTTCGACCCGTGTAATATACATCTTTTTTGTAATTACTGTTATTCTCCTTTTCACACTACTATGTCTTGTGTTTGTCATAAAGTTGTTTTACCTCAAAACTCTCCCACTGGCACTTATTGGTCCAGTGGAAAATCTAGAGGTTGGACAGTACCCATGACACATTTTATGAGGGCTTTGCGTTTCAACTGTATATTAAAGCCATCATGCCCTGGTTTTGTTTCAGCGCGTGAAGTTTTTGAGACGCACTCCTCCCTTATCGTCAAGTTGTATAAGACTATTATGTTTTCTTTGTGGGTCCACTATAATGTAGTGAACAAGTCAGAGTTTCACGATTTTGATATGTCTGAGTTGGTTTCTTTCGTCAGACAGAATTGGAGTTTTCTTTTGCAACAGAGTAGTAAGTTGACTTTTGCTATTGTCACCGAATGTATTCGACGCCGCCGTCGATCACCTCATGTTCACATTCCTTATTGGTTTGGAGTTAAAGTTTTGGATGCTCGCCCTTACCATGGACCTGTATATAGAACTGAGATGGATGTTGGTGGTAGTGACATTTTTGTTTTTGCCATTTCCCAATGTATTATATTTGTTTTGTTCCAATTTGTTTTGAAATTTTATGACCATGATTGGGTTTGCAATCAGGCACGTCGTCGTTTTGAAGTAATTGTGCCCCATATGGTTGATATGGGTTTTATGGATCGATACGCCCTTGGAAGTTATATTAGGGGACGTCATCCTATTAATGACGTCGCCAACGACCTAGCACTTGTAGCTGCAACCTCTTTGGATACTGGTTCTTTGTTGGTTGCTTTGATTACTGATTGCTACGCATGTTACACTAGTATTGTAAATTATCGTCGCACAGGAGATGGCATTCCTTTTATTCTGGCCGGTTTCAATTCACTTTGGCGTCGTCTTTTCCGTGATAAACTGTTTTCTACCTATATGAAGTTGTGGTTTGGAGATTTGTCTTTCGTTCAATTCCTTGAAAAACAACTCGGAGATTGCAATTTAGTACGGACTTTTTTGATGGCTGCTGATGTAATGCCGGATTATAGGGCTGAGGCCGATTTTGGTGATTTTATGGGCAGCAATATGGCTCTTTTGTTGGCAAATGTGTTGTCATTGGTTAGTGCCGCTGTTTTGGCCAAAACTTTTTGGGATGGTCAAAAGGAACTCCTTGGTGAATCTTGTATGAGCTGGGGTTTCCTAACGAAGAGTGCGAAAGCGATTTCCACTATTGGCGCATTGACGGCCGTTAGGTCACCTGATGCCTTCATAAATTTGTTGACGAGTTCTATTGAGTTGAGCTTAGTTATAGCCAAACAGATGTTGAATGGTGATTTTAAATCTTGCTTTTCGAATGCACACCATGATGAATTGATGGAATTTAATGCTGTTCTTGTCAAGTATTGGGTTTTGGGTCCATCTCCAGCTGTTGAGTTGTACAAATTACATAGCTCTGACATGCATAGCCATTATAAAAATCCTCTTCTTAGAAGATTTCCAACCAGTGTTCTGACCAGTAAGGACCCAGATTTCATTGATCTTATAGATGCTCTGGAACATGGTGGTCCAGATGCTGGCATTTTGGATTGGAGTGAGTCTAGGTTGCGTTGTCTTAAGGTTTTGAAGATTAAGTTGTCACGGGTTGCTAGTGGCAATGGTTACTCGGAAGCCTTGAGAGCTAAGGCGACTAAGGCTCTATCTGATTTGGACACTTTTTGTGCACGTTCACCTGCTCGTATGAATTCTAATAAAGTTGAAGGCAAAACCTTTTATTGTCAAGGGATTGCTGGTATTGGTAAAACAGAGTTGTGCAAGGCTGTAAATACGATGGTCATGAAGACGATTGTTGATATGGCCAGAGAGTATGACCATCCTTACCAGCACCTATTTCGGCCTGGTGAGATGCCTGCTACTAAGCATGTTTGTAGAACCACCGTTAAAGCCTCTTTTTTCAAGGTAACAGATGAATTTGGAACACCCCAATTGTTTTGGGCCAATGATGATGTGGATGTCATGGAGAGAGAAACGGAAAAATACTCTGAGCCGGATGAGTTTGGCTTGCAGGATATAATCCGCGCTATTGGTGACGGTTATACCACACAGTTTCCAGCAGCTTCTTTGGAAGATAAGGCGACCAATTGGTGCCATTTGATGTATGGTTGTATATCTAGCAATTTTGGTTGCCCAGATCCTCCAGGTGCTATTCAGAGTAGGCAAATCACTCGAAACAATACTGCAGATCTTTTGTCTACTGCTCGTGATCCTAATATGGTTGGACGCAGATGTGTTTTTGTTTATGCTTTATTGAAGCAGAAGTATTCACACATATCTGGAAAGGTTGACACCAATAATCCGGTTGTTGAATCTGGTAATGCCAGTTCTGCAGCTTGGGATGAACTCTATTGTTTTAACATTTGGGAGCCTAACCCTTCTGCTGGTGGTGGTCAACGTGTTGGTCCAAATTCAACTCGTAAATATACGCACACTTGGAATACAGATTGTCTTGTTGATGGGACTCAGTATGACAAGGGTGTGTCCTTTATTTGTAGTGAGTTGACTTTCACCATTTTGATGGCGGTTCTTAGGGACATTTTTGTTGAGCATTATAGACGTGCGTTTGCAGGGTACTTTTTACGAGAAGAGATTAATGGTTTAGTGTCTTCAGCCGCTTTGGATTGTCATTGTGTAACCATGATTGGTTGTCGTCTTTTGTCGGCTTGTCCGTATTGTTGCTCCATTAATGATTTGGACCCAAAGACTGCCTTTCGTGCTGGCGTATTGCAGAACACTGTTTCGTCAAATTTTGGTCGATCCATGTTGGAATGGTTTGATGGTGCTAGTAAATGGTTTACACCGTTGTTCATTCATCCTGCCTTGATCAGTCTCATGCGTTGCGTGAGTGTTTCTTTGCAGATTGAATCAATGGTGTTACACTTTGCTAGATTTCCAGAACGCAAGTATGATTTTCGTGTACGTAGCAAACTTCTTGGAAGTGCTGGTGATTGGCAAAGCGTTGTTGAGGCTTCTGTTTCGCAACATAGGGACCCTGATGATGAGGGGAACTACCATTCTTATGCCACGTGGAAAGCTTTTTATGAAAGTTTCTTCCAAGACGGCGAGGTTGTTCCGGAATTGTCTTCAGTTATAAAGCGGTTTTTCTACCATCTTGTTGTTTGTAATGAGACTGAAAATTTGCTTTGTGTGCCGACCAATACAGCACAACCAATAGTTATGTATCCGGTTGCCTTGTCACAGTGTTTATCACGTTGCGTTCTCTTCATTTCTTTTTTGGAATATGTTAAAGACAGGACAGAGTCTCAGTTCAGTGAATTGTTGCCGTATGATGTCCTTTCTTGGCAGGCCAAGGTTGATGTGCTGGTTGATAAGCTAAGGTCTGAGGGCCTAGCTCGTCAGCTTGAACCAATCGATTTGGTTTGGAGTTCCAAAGTTGAGATCATCCATTTGAGTGGTCATGATGTAACTTGTTACAACCTCACTGACTTGGCACGTGTTCGTTTTAATGCTGACGACCATATACCCCGTTATACGGGCTCTCCTAATAAAACTTGCGATTTGGACTGGTTTTTGCATATGCATGAATGCCCACGTACTGAAGTGAGAGTCACTGAGTGTATTGGAGAAGAGGAGAAGGATCCAGATGCTGAGTCGGAGGAGTCTTTTGTAGTCCCACCGTGTCGTTACACTAGGGACCGGCTTACTATCAGCTTTACCTTATTGGATGCTATTAAGGCTTCTTTTTTGAATTCTGTTTCTGAGAACATTTGTACTTCAGAGGAATACATGGAACGAATGCATGATGGTCTAACCATTTCTAGTGGTGGCTGGAGTTTTGTTAAAGATGACCCTGAGCTATGGCAACTTGTTAGACATCAATGCGCGTTCGCGTTACAGGATGTGACAGCTTTTTATCAGTTACAGTTGTTCTGGTTCAACCTAGTGGATAATATTGAAGCCCTTGAGTGGAATGACTCCCCAGATTTTGAGAATGATCCTGGAAATGATGATCTCCTTCTTCGTGCTGATGCATTAAGGAACAATCTCGCACACGCTAATGTGGCAGACCTTATTGATTTTACAGCGAGGAACATGGGGTTTCTAATCCGTTGTTGTGACACTCAGTTGTGGTTCCGTGTTATTTTTGGATTTCGACCACAACCACCAGAGGCTATTAATGCTGATGCCCTACTCACCATAGTGGATACCCAACAGTTCATTGTTGACCCAGTTGGGTTTGTTGGGCCGATTCTGGGCGAGAAAGCCAAGAATTTCCTGAGCTATGGTTTGATGGCTCTGGGTGCTGGGGCTTCTGCATTTGCTGTTGTCAAATTAGTTGAACGCCTCACAGGCCCTAGATTGGTGTTGCCCAAAGGTCATCCGGGTTTGGATTATCGTTCCGAGGTTGATCTTGTCGATAAGGCTAGTGGTTTGGCCCCTAGTGACGCTTGGTGGGCTGTTAATGATGTGTCTGTTAGTGGTTCTAATACCATTTTCACTTCCCGCAATGTTACTCCTCAATCAGCGTCCATTGGCACAGCAGTTACTGCTATGAACTCTTATATGGGTAAAGTATCTACGCGTGTTAGGTGTCGACTTAGTGAGTATCATGTGCTTCAACAAGGAGTCATGAAACAGCGTGGCTGGTTTAACCACCTCAATAGTGAATTTGGTTTGGTTCCGAGACACTTTATGGGATGTTTTGATTTTCAGCCGATAGTTGATGCCACTGGTTCATTTTTTGAAGTTAAGTTGGTAAATAGTGGCGATATTGTATTTGAAGGCCGTTTGTATGTTTCTTATGATATGGCCGATATCAAATCACCATTCTTTACTGGCTTGGGCACTCGTGATTCAGTCATTGTACAAATGTCCATGACAAGTACTGTGTCTTTCCCGGCGTTCAACCTTTTTGCGCATGATTTGGATTCTCATTATGAAGCAAGTGTCACCGATCATGAGGGTAATGTTTACAAAGCCTCCAATATTTTGGCCGTCAAGGATGGCAGCGTTGGTGGCGAAGAGTGCAAATTGATTAATTATGGCCCAGAGATTGAAGTTTCTGGACAGGTTTATCCTTGTCAGCGTTATGTCGAGACTCGGAATGGCAAGCCACATTGTCTCGCCCACCAACCAATGCAAAACATTTTGATGGCGCGTTGTGATGGTGGGCGCTCCTCTATAGGAGATTGTGGCTTACCTTATTTTGTGTCTAATTCTACTATGAGGTTTCCCTGTTTGGGTATTCATGTTGGATCCATGCGGTTTCAAGGCCATAATTATATCATGATTCAGATGATCACGACGGATTGGCTCAAAGATACACCTTACGCAGCTGTTATGACTTCACGTAATGTTAGAATCCCTGGTAAACCCAAGACTAAGGTCGATAAAATACGTCAGAGACTTAACGTCGTTCCCCAAGTTAGGACAGAAATGGATCTTGTGACTCAAGAAGGTTGGGCCGAGTATGATGAGGATGGTCAATTAGGATCAGATTGCTCAAAATACAGCCGGTTCATTGTTCACCGTTCCTCACAAACTAGAGTTGATAAGATGGACTCTTTCTTTGGTGATGTTACAAGTTACTTTAACACTCCTAAGAGTACACAACTTCAGTTGTTTACTGGATCTAAGAGTGGTGGTAGTTTATTCAATTATACACAGCACTGGGGTGAGTCCATCGACTATCTCAAATTTGAGACTGATGGTTTTAAAAAACTCACCCCTGGCGGTAATTCAAGGGTTGCACATAGGTTTTGCTCAAGGCTTTTCTTGTTGGCCACAGCTCCCTTTGAGCGTTTGGATTTTCCTGAGAACGTTCTTCTTTTGGCCCCGCCGACGTACAGGCGCGATGACATTGTTACAACTGAAATCAAACCTGATCGTGAAATTGCTAGTATGATGATACGAGCTGTTACACCTTCACGCTTGACTACATATGCAGCCGAGGTTTCACAAACACGGATGCGTGAGAAGTTGGTTGATATATTAAACTCACGATACCCTTTGGGTAGTGAGACTATCGAAAACTTACGTCGTGTTGCCTTATGCACTGAGGAACAATGTTTCACTGGCCTTTATTGTCCCGACACTGGGAGGACACTTGTTAAACCTTTGGATTTGAAGACCTCATCTGGTAGTACTTTCAAGCAGAAAGATGTTGGCACGAAAAAGTCTGATATAGTGTTGGTTGATGAGAACAGACATTTCTTTGTCTGGTGTCATGCTGAACCAACGTGGGAAGCCACAACAAACACTATTCTCTCTTTTATGCTTGGCGTCTGCCCTGAAGATTGTGTCGTCACGTTAAGTCTAAAGGATGAACTTTATGTTACCCCTGGAGATATTGAAGGTCATGGCCTACATGCCATCAAATGGGATGAGAGAACTTTTGACGAAGATGGTTTGACCAAGATGCAACAGGAATTTTATGGATGTCCCAAAGCTCATAGCCGTTTTGTCACTGAGGTTGACAATGACGAACATGTTTGTTATATGCAAGCTTTGGAACAGGAATTTGGAGTTCAGTTGAAGTCTAAAGTTCGAACAATCAGTGTGCTCCCTTTGGGTGTTACTGTTGCCATGAAGATGTTCTTTGCCCCCTTGATGTTTTTGCTTAATGAACACCCGCATGATTTTGAAACAGCTATTGGTGTTGATTTGTCGGGACCTGATGGCGAAATATCGTATTTGTTGATTTACAATTTCGCCGGACGTTATAAGGGTGAGAAAGCCTTTTGGGATGCGGATATCCACAAGTATGACAAGATCATGCCACGGGGTATAAGTTCCAAGGCTTTCCGACAATTGGTCGACATGGTTATTGATATCCACTATAAGCTTGGTCATGATTTAGAAGGTGTTTCTAAAATGGGCGAAGCTTTGTATGAGTGGATGTTGTATCATGAGTATTTTGTTTTGAAACAGTTATTGCCCTCATCTGGCACAGTTCCCTCTGGCCATGCTATGACAACTCCCCACAATAACACGTGTGGAGATATTCTGGCCATTTTGATAGTTTTCCAGTTTGTTGAACAATTTTTGCCAGATCATTTTCTGGAGGTGGCACGTAATTTGTGTTTGTACTTTAAAATTATTAAGTTTGGTGATGACACCAAGTGTGCCATCAGCCAAAAGTTTATAGATCTATGTGTGGCAAATGATGTTGAGCCGCTTAATTGTGGTATGTGGAATGCATATATGAAGAGTTATGGTATTCATTCCACCCTTGCCAACAAAGATGGTACAGAAGCCGCTATGGATGCGACTTATGCTAAGCCATCAGATATTGTATTATTACAACGTAGTGCCGTTTATGTGACCCTACCACGCTGGACTTGGGATAAGGTCCAGGAAAACCCCACCTTGGCTGCCGATAGAGTTAGTGTTATGGCAAACAGACTTCACCCCAAAATTTTCTTGAAAGTGCTTGGGTCTGTTAACACTATGGCAGCTGCTTCAAAGAGTGAGGTCTTCTTGGGCAGTGTCCAGAGTTACATGTGTGAGTTGGTTCCTTATGGCCGAGAAAAATTTATAAAAATGAGGGAAGCCCTCCTCATCTTCAGGGATCCAGTGTATTGGAATGAATCTATTAGCACTTGGGACCTTGATTACAAAAGGCTATTGGAGATAGTTGATTGGAACGAACGCTTGTCTTGGTATATAAAGCGCCAAGTGGCTTCTGTCTCGGAAGTCCCTTGCGTATCGCCAGAAGTTCTGATGATGCGACACCAAGCTGGGGACGCAATTTTTGGTGAATTGCGTGGCCCAGATCTCTACTATCTCCAATAGTGGCTTTTTGGCCACATTTAAAGGTGGGACCTACCTAACTTTATTGATAAAGTGCCATTTGCGTGTTTCGATGCGCCCTGTTTAGGTCAACACAGGGTTAGCCGTTGCGCGTATATTAGACCATTTACGAGGTGTCGAGCTTTGAGGTTGCCGACACTTACTTTTACCTCGCCGAACATTATTCACAAAGCACTTTTGAAGATCAACAAATGCCACAACAAACTTTCCATTTTGAGGATGCCTCTAGGGAGACTGTTGTTGTTGATCAGGGATCTAATGATCCCACTTTTATGGCTGCCAGAACTTTTGATGTTAATCTGGCACAATGGTTGGAGAGGCCAATTCTAGCTGGTACTGTTAACTGGCAGATTGGTCAACCATTCCCTCCTATTTATTTCAATCCATGGTCCGTTTATTTGGATCAGCCTTCAGTTGTACAGAAATTGAATAATTTCAAGTTTCTTAAATGCAAAATGAACATGAAGGTGACTATTAATGGTAGCCAGATGCATTATGGCCGTGGGATGTTGTCTTATAGGCCGTTTTTGAGTGAACCTGGGGAGCGTTTTCAATATGATCCTGCTGCGTCTTTCACCCCTTTTGATATTGTTGAGACATCTACTGGTACTCTTAGTCCTCCCGTGCCGACCACGGGTTATACGTTTAATGCGGCCACGTCGAAAATCAATGAGTCCCCTGAATCACGATGTAAAATCATACAGAGTCAATGGCCCCATATCTTTATAGATCCGGGTCAATCAGCTGGTGGTTGTATGCAGTTTCCTTTTATTTTTCAAGGTAATTACTTCGACCTTAACAAGCGTGACTGGGTCATGAATAACACTAGATACCAGGGAATTGATGGTTCAAGATCCAATGTGACTGAATGGCCCCAAGCTTTACCAGGTCAGCAAGAGTTGCCGTATTTTAATTTTACAGCGGCTCCTAATGATACTACAGGTGAACCCGGGACTTTTGTTACGCACATGGGTGTTGTCCACTCTAGTAGTTTCGCCGATTTGAAGGTTGCTCAGGGTGTTGGTTCAGCTGTTGCTGATGATGTGACCATACAAATTTTCTTGTGGGCCTCTGATGTTGAGCTTGCTGTCCCAACTTCTGTTGTCATGGATGAACAACCAGCGATATTAGCACAGTCTAGGGTAAAATCCTATCCTCCACCCCCACCTCTGTTTAACCGCGTTGAGGCTCCTTCTAGGGCAGAGGTTAGGACTGAATACGTTCCCGATTATATGGGTGAAACGGCCACGCCCACTAGCGATGATACTTATATGAAGAGGACTACATTTGGTCCAGCATTGCTTAGTGGAGATTCAGCCACAGCTGGTTGTACCGATGCGGATGACATGTCAATGTCTCAATTCGCCACTAGAGAGGCTTGGTTTACTAGCTTTACATGGTCACCTTTTAATGAGGCCAATAGAGCTCTGTTCCAAATGAAAGTCACACCACAACTGTTTGCTGGTGGTCTGTATATACAGGGCATTGGTGACAACGTTCGCGATTGTGTACAGACTCATCTGCCTTGCAGTTATTGTGCATTGCCTTTTGCAGCGTGGCGTGGTTCTATGAGGTATCGATTCCAGATAGTTGCTTCCAATTTTCATAGAGGTAGACTTAGAATTGTGTACGATCCAGAATATGATGCTCTACTTACTGATGGCATAGTTTCCTTTGTTGGTGGACAGTTGAACACGCAGTACCAGCGGGTTGTTGACATTGGCTCTGATGACGGTAGAGATTTTGCTATAGATATTAGATATATGCAAACCAGACCGTTTCTACCACTTAAGAGAAGTCAGTCTATTTCTTTTCCAGTGGGCTTTCCTCAGCCTTTGAACGAGGTCATTTACCAGGGGACTGAGAATGGTGGTTCTCCACTTACGAGTCCTTTGCCGCCTGATTCGGCATGCAATGGCGCATTCACAGTTTACGTGATGAATGAACTTGTTGTAAACACCGTTTCTACTGCAATTCCTAATGATATTGTTGTAAACGTGTTTGCTTCCGCTGGTCCTGATTTGGAATTTCAGAATCCGACTGATGCCAATTTGGCGTTGTTGTCGTTTCAGACGCCAACTGGTTTTCCTCCAAATTTCTCTGCAGAAACTATTCCACGCACATTGGGTGAAATAGGAGTTGATAACCGGAAGTTGGTTACTCATGGTCCTGAGCATCGTACTGAAGCTGGTGGTGAAGACCAAGCTGCTCTTGGTGCTGGTGATAGTGAGAATGTACCCACTGATCCTCCAGTTACAGTAGAGGTTGGTGAGACTCTTGTTCCAGTTACCCCAGTTTTTTATGGGGAATCCTTCAAAAGCTTTACGCCATTGATGGATCGTTGGAACCACTACAATACTGAGAGGTTCCCAGCCAAGTTTGCTGATGCTTCAGCTTTCACGTCAATAAGTTCAGTCATTGATGAGAGCGTTTTTGAGCGTGTTGTACCTAAGGTTGCTGGTTTTCAGCACAATCTGATTATTCCAGATTTTCCACCTTATCCTGGTCCTGCTCCTCAAACGTCTGCGTGGCGTTCATATACGGAGAAATCTGTTGATCTCAAAATCAATGATACAGATACGTCGGTGTTTTATCCCACTGTGTATCCTGGTCTTTTTGGTAAGAGCCCAACACCGCCCAGCAAGTATGTTTTGGATGGTCCCTTTAGTACCTCATGGCCAGGACCTACAGAGACGTCTGGTGGTAGTTTCACTGACTACACACCACTGAATGTCACACACTTGTTGCGGGTTAATCCTGGTACTATGACAATGATGCATTTTGTCTCAAAGATGTTCCTTGGACGAAAAGGTTCTATTAGAAACAAGTATATTGTTACCGGTACGGCTAAGGATACACAAGGCCAGAATCCATTGATGGTTGTTAAGCGGTTGCCACCTTCCAATATGTCGGTGCCTATGGAGCCTGTTGATGTCACAGCTAGTATGACTAGTTGGAGTGATGGTGCCATGAATCCTGATGATTATGTCAGCAATTATCGTTGGCCTGTTTCAGGTGGTAAGTGGAATCAGGCTTATTTTGTTAGACCGATTCTCACTGATAACTCGTCATGGTGGGGGCGACAAGTCGTGAATGCTGAAGGTGACAATACCGTGTTGCGTCCAGATTGGACTGTTGCCGGTGGTGTTCCTGCTGCGGCTGTTCAGAACGCTCTTGTTCAATCATCGAATCTCTTTTATGCTCAGATGTTGCATTCTTGCAATTCTCTTGATCAGTCGGTTTCAGCTGGCAATATTGTACCTACTCAATTGTCTTGCAATAACTGGCCCTATGTTAATAGGTTTGGCACTGACACTCTTCCGGTTCCACCTACCAAGAGGAAACCAGAAAACGACCCTGGTTTTGAACAGACTAGTCGTCTTCTCAACCTTACTTCACATACGGATAATTTATTTCCTGGTGCTGAAGCTACCGTTGTTGTTAGACAACCAGTTTTGGAGGTTGAGATACCTTTTTATGAGAATACACGTTTTGTGGTTGTCAATAATACGACTAATAATACTACTAATGTGTCGGCACATGCATTGAGTGTTTTACAAGAGCGTGAGCGAACCCCTAATGGGACCAATTTACCAGATCCAACGGTCCCACCAAACTATAATTCCAATGCCAGCCAGCTTGAAACGGCTGCTACCATTGAACGATGGGTGAAACCTGGAGCAGATTTTGCCTTGTTTTATTTACTTAATGCTCCAACCATATATTACAATGATAAGTTTGTCCTTAGAGAGACTATTCCAACTTATGCTGGTGACGAAAGTGCAGGCTGGACTGCGGGTGACCCAAGACCCTATTCAGACCTACAATATGCTTATGCAAATCGATCGGAATCCAGTCTTCCCGGTTATAGAATGGTGACTCTTTTTGACCCCGGTGCAGGAGAAGATTATCAACCTGCTGCGATGTACGTCAATGTGGATCCGGCTCTGCCATATTTTACAAATGTGGCTCCAGAGCAGGCTACTTCATATTATCGACCTACAGTACCATCCAGCATTATTTAAGTGTTTAAGTCACGTTGGCGGCGTGACAGAGTTATTGGGACTCTTTACACAGGCCACAACACAGGTTTTAAAATTTTTGAGACCGTGTTAGCGGTCTTGCCTTATTAGTTAGTGGCTATAAGC